CCCCCTTAATAGTATTCAGCACGCTTAACCTTGAACTCCTCTTCTTCTTCATCAGTCGGAACACGGACGAAACCACCTTGTCGAAACCTTAAAAGAGCCTGCGTGCTACTGTCCACAAGATCATCATGTTCCCCAACGGGGAATGCGGCAAACTCCTCAATAACTTCTTCCGCCCAGCTTGTCTTGGGAACCCATACAATACCAGAAGCAAACAAATCACTTACTGCGTTTACCCTAGCTATCTTATCGTTTCCTCTGGACGGAGTAAATTCTCCAACTGGTATGCCCATCTGACGAAGCTCAAAAATTAAAGGAGACCCAGCAGCCTTCGCTTCCACAATACAGGCATCCGGCTCCCACTTGTTATAAGTCTTGAGGGCTACCGCTTTTAATTCTGGAAACTCCATCCTGTCCTTAAAGGCATCTAGCAATACTATATTGGCCGCTTCTTTCCCCGCAGCGTCCTCACGAAAAAAGACACCCCATGTAGTACAGGCAGAATAATCTGACCTCTGCGTTTTCAGAAACGCAGTATCCCAAGACTGTATAATAAACTCACATGGAGGTGGCTTGTCTTCTTCCCACTTTCTCCACCAGTCTCTCTTAATCAGAGCCTGCTCTTCCGCAGTCGGGTCTTGCTGATACTGAGCCGCCCATTTAGCTGCCGGGAGTTCTGCCTTTAATTTTTCCAGTTCCTCCTTCGGCCAGTATTCAGGCCATAAGGATTTACCAGAAGGCAATATAGCAGGAAGCTGTATAACCTCCCACTCATCACTCCCTAGTCTTTGTTGGGAGGCTTTTAAAATCTGTCCTGCAAGGTCACGCTGGTGCCAGCGCGTCATTACAATAACTATCGCGCCTCCGGGTTGTAATCTTTGTCGTGGCCCGGAAGTATACCACTCATAAACAGGGTCAAAAACAGAGCCGTCTGGCGAGCGAGCCTCTTGTTCTGAATGTGGATCATCTATAATTAGAAGGTCTGCGCCCTTACCTGTAACCGCCCCGCCTACACCAATGGCAAAATACTCACCTTCGGCGTTTGTGTTCCATCGGCCAGCAGCCTTGGAATCCTGTCTCAATCTTACTCCGGGGAAAGCCTCCTGAAAGCCATTATCCCCTACTAAATTCCTAACCTTCCTACCGAATCCTACGGCAAGTTCTGCCGTATGAGCGGTCTGAATAACCTTCTTCTCGGGGTATCTTCCAAGAAACCAAGCAGGGAGCAGGTAACTTGCAAACTCAGACTTAGTATGTCTGGGAGGCATATTAACTATTAAACGCTTGAGCTTCCCATCAATGACACGCTCAAAAGCATCCGCCATAATTGAATGGTGACTGCCCTCTATAAAAGCTGGCCATACCTTCTTGACGAATTTGAGAAACCGTTGTGATATCTCCTCGCGCTCTTTCAAACCATCTAGCTTGTTAAGCAAAGTCAAAATAGATTTTTGCTCTTCAAACGGGAGAAGATCAATTTTATCCAAGTAGGTCTGTAATTCCTGATCTACCATAGCCTCAAAAGAAAAGGACGCAGAAGCGTCCTTTTCTCCTAATTAAAAGGGGGAGTATGCACGGGTAACGGTATCCCCGGCACCGACCTTAGAGTTCCGTTGCCAAGTCGCTAGTACTCTAAGACGATACCACACTAACCCATTGACAAAACACCGTCAACATTAACTGTTCAACTTTTATTCTATATGGCCATAATGGATACTAGCTTAATAACAGAGTACTGGGATCAAATAATAGTCCTCTTCCTCTTTGTAGTCATGGCAGTACGGCTACGGGAAAATGTGACATCTCTAAGAAAGGATGTGGACTCACTCAGTGCCAACATAGAAAAACGCGATACCTATGTAGAGGTGGTAAAACTACGCGCCGAACTGGACGCAGCCCAGAAGAATGTCTCTGCCTTATGGGACTATGTTAACAATCTTCGTGATCGGATGAACGGGAAGTAACGTCATCCCTAGACCAGACATCGAAATAACAGGTATCCGCGCAGGGTTGCCACCATATGGAAACAGCCAGCGCCCTGTCAGGGCTTCCTCCTTTACCAAGGTAATCTTCCCTCCAGTCCATATTGGCAAAGATGTTAGGTCTATGGCGCTGAAACTGTTCATGGCCTTTCTTACAGGCCCACAGTCTTTCCGGGCAGACCAGTGCCATACGCTTCACCCCTATAGCAAAAGCATGGTCAATAAATTTTCTGATGCCCTTAAACGGCGGGTTCGTTACCACATGCTGCATAGGTGCATGATCAAAATCAAAAAAATCCTGCCCCCTCTGCACATCCGTTTCCATAACATCGCATACACCTGCGTCCTTCAGGGCTTCCGCTATCCTTCCATCTCCTGCACAAGGCTCCCACACAGGGGTGGAGTAGTACACAGTCGGGGTATTCTTGACGTACTTATCAACCATTAACCGGACAATACTCATTGGAGTAGGATAGAAGTCAAAATCTCGCCTCAATCCGTCACCTCTTCCTCGTTAGCTTCCATCCAAGCCATAGCGACCTTCAGGTCTCGCTTGCTTTTTTTGGTGAGGACAGACACAGGGAAACAATTTCGGTCCCCAAAACTGGCCTCATCCTCCGGCTCATAGTACGACCAAGTGGCAAATGTATGGATGTACTTCTCTCCGTCCTCGGTAAAATAATCAAACAGGTAACCTTCGGTACAGATAATAGGACATAGCAGTTGCTTTGATAGCCTGACATCAACTGAAGAAGCATCGCCTATAATATCCTTCCAATAGACGCTAATCCGTGGGTACTTGACACCACCAACCGCTACAAAGGCAACCTGATCACTCATCAGCCCTGCCCTCGCCTCTTCTTCTTCATGCCTGCCCAAGCAGATTTAGGACCAAGTTTCTTCCTGTGGTTCTTCGGCCTTAGTCTACCCCGTCGTCTTGTTTCCGCCATCAGCCTGCCCTCGCAGTTTGTACCAGATATCCATAGGGTATATCGCCCTTGCCTTGCCCCTGTCTATATGGATAAACCCACGCTTCTGTAAGTCATTGACAATCTTAAAAGCATTACCCAAACCCCCACGGGTAACGCTGGAGATATCCCTATAACTGGGAGAATGCCCCTTCTCCGCCCAATACTTATTAATATAGTCCAGAGCCTGCTTCTGATTAGATGTCATCTAGGAAGTCCTCCACCATATCCTTGATCTTCTGTTTCTTCTCACGATACTTATTAAAGCACAGGACATGAAGTACGACACCTTCCCCATTAACCACCCAGTAGTCATCGGCCAGCCTTTTCCCACAATGTCCACAGTCCTCTACAGGTATTACAGCCTTATTGCGCTGTCTCACCCGCTTCATCCAGCATCAGAACCTTTTTGTTTGTAACCAACGCCCAGTCTATTTCCTTATTTACGCCGGGGCTATCCTCCCATCCGTCTAGGCAGTACACCCCCAGAACATCACAATGCTTGAAGAACTCAAAGTCTCTCCGCATCCACCATTTGTTGTCATGTGTGAACCCATTGGCTTCAATCCCAGACCCATACACTATCGGGCTGAAGACCCAGCATCCGCTATCCAGTAACCTATGGGTAAATTCTATAGTCTTAATCAGCCTACGGCGACGCACAGGGGCCTCTACGAGACCTTTGCTAGAGTATGGTGAGGCCAAGTACATAAGACCCCCGTTAAGCTCCGCTAAGAGGTGAAAGAAGTCAGGGCTAGGGATGTGCTTTAGATTGAATACAGTGAATTGATCTTGAGTATACGAAGAACCGTTAGCAGACATTAACTCCCCCCGTCAGGATTTGGAATATGATTCAGACTGGCGCTCCATCTTTTCAGACTGCCCCGCTCAACAACAAAAGTTGCGCCATGCCCGAGGTCATCTTCATTGTCTTCGGAGAAGACCTCTTCCTTGGTGGCGTACCCGGCCAGATCAAACTCTGGGAAATCCGCAATAACCAGTATATAGATATCCGCATTGTCAATACTATGCGGCCTGACCAGCAGTCTCCCCGCAGGATTATCTGTTGTCTTGACATCTATCCTTGCTCCCTTCCGACTTACCAGATCAGCACCCCCCACACGCGGGAAGATCGTCAGATCAGGGTAAACATTGAGAGCTTTGGCTACAGCTAACTCCCCTCCGATCCCAATAAGATCGGTGAGGAAATTACTCTGTGGGCCTATCTTGGAATTTTTAACCCCTGTCTTTCTACAAACAGCATGTCTCATAGAGGCCAGACGAATTGCAAGCTCCTGCTCCGCATCATTTAGTTTTATCTGTGTCACATCCCCCTCCTGTTGAAGAACATATTACTAACAAAACCAAAATATATTTTCAAGATGCAGAGTCTAGATTCATAGAATCTAGATTCATTTAGAATCTATATTAATATATTAATTAGATTCTAAGATAGTCTAGATTCATATAGACTGAATCTAGACTCATGCTTAAAGATGTGATAAAGATTAAATTAGTTTGACGGGCATGAACCTCCCTCCCGCATGTCCCGCGCCCTGCTTGCAATGACGATTGTGAGTGGGGCTTTTTTTATTTATGAGTGTGGGGCAATGGCCACCTAATAGGGTTCCTTAAAACGAATATAATTGTTTGTGTGGAATAGTGTGTAGGGGGGTGGAGGGGGCCGCGTCGCGCAAGGGGGGGTGGGGGGTCTCCCTCCCACGCCTCTGGGATAGGGTTCCTTCATGGCCCTACCCCCTGCGGATTTTCTGGGAAGGGAATCGAATCAGTCGATTCTTTTTCTGGCGATTAGGTGGAGCGGTGCCTTGGCTAGGCTATGAGCTTTTGCGCTGACCCAGCAGTGCAGTCAGTCGTGACTCCAATTCTTTGCGAACATCGTCGGCGGACTCTGACTCTGTTGTTACCTCGAGTCTTTCGCTGAACAATGCTGGCCCATCGATGGCCACGCGCCCAAGTAATTCCAATGCGCGAATGCGAGCGCTTGCATTTGACTGATCATCAGTACTCTCAACCATCAGTCGATTCAAAACGTGCTGCTGCCTCTTCACCCCCTGAGTGATAGAAGCATCAGCCATACGGTCCTTATGCTGCCGCAACATCGTGGTAACAATGGGGTGCGCTGCAAGCAAACTTGCTTCACGCCACACAGTGGCATCGTTCATTTTTTCAGCGTTATACGAACGTCGATAACATTCACTCTGCGATAGCTCACCTTCTATTAACAGTCGTGCAAACTTTAATTGCTTTGCAGTCAACTTACGCTTTGGCTTTTTGCTATCAGTTGCACGGTCAATGTTTATTGCAGTGGTGTGTTGTTTGTTGTGTGCGTTGTGGCCACTGATGTCGCTACTGTTGTCGGACAATGTTGTGTCACTGTCATCACTGTCATGCGTTGCGTTGTGTGTTGTGTCATGCGTTGTGTTGTTCTTCCCGCCGTCGATAACTGTGAACGTGTTGTGCTTGTCTTTGTC